TTACTCGCTACTTTCAAACATGCTTTCAATGACTCCTGCAAAGTCCGCAACTTCCCGCTGGCGCTCCACGTAATACTTCACAGTAATGTCCGACGAGCCGTGACCAAGCTGGGCCTGAGCCGCCTCGATGCGGACCTGCTTGTCCAGATGGGTAGCTACTGCCTTGCGGAAATCCCGGGGAGTCTTACCTTCGTAAACGGTCCCGTCGATTGCTTGACGCCATTGTCGCCGCGAGTTGTTAGGCCAGCGGTAGGTGCCCGTGCTCGACGGGAAAACCATAGGGTAAACGGATTCGACACGGCGCTGCGTGAGCATGCCCAGAACGGTCGCCGGCAACGTTAGTCCCCGGTTGCCCGCCTCAGATTTAGGGTGCGCCTGGCGTTGCAACTTCCCGGTCACATCGTCCACCACGAGTGTCCCTGTAATCCTCAGCACACCCGTATCGACTTCGACGTCTTCCCACCGAATGGCGAGAGCCTCACCCTGGCGGCATCCGGTAGCCATCAAGAGCATGCTGAGCTCGCGCAGCTCTGACGTGTGGCCTGAATCGTAGGCAACGAACAGCGACCGCATGGCGTGGATATCCGAAAGCGCGATCACCTTCACCTCGCGTTTCTTTGGGCTGATCGACATCGTCTCCTTCATGGGATTTCGATTGACCGCCCCTTGACGAGTCGCGAGCGCAAACATTTGAAGTAATACTGTTCGCGCCGTGCGCGCAGCTGTGGGTGTAACCATGAGCCCTTTGAGGAATCGGTCGAGCCGGGGGATTGTCGCCTCTTTCAGGCGAAGCTCACCGATGCCGGGGACGATCTTGCTGCGGATGCTACTGCGGTACGTCGTGAGCGTTCCCGCTACGGTCTCCTTGATCTTGAGCTCTTCGAGCCACTTTCCGGCCAGTTCCTCGATTGTCGATTCGGGAGACAGGAGGTCGCCTCCCGTTTGCTCTGCGATCTTTGCTTTGAGTGCCTTCTCTAAAATGCGCGCAGCCTCGGGCTCAGTGCGGCCGTTCCGCTGCATTCGACTCCGGCGCCCGGTGGAGCCGCGGTAGTAGGCGGACGCCTGCGCCTGACCGTTGACGGTACTGCGTGTGATCTTGCCCCACGCATCGAGGTCGAGGGGAGGTCTAGGCATGATTCACTTCTAACATTCGGTAGACGGTGTCAGTGGTTCCCCATATGATCGAACATATATTCGAAATCAGACGGGGGAATGACGTGTCAGTGAATGCAGAGTCGACGTTGATGGAAGCGATTGAAGAGGCTCGTCGTAGCGGAGTGAGGCTTGAAGTGATCATCGCTCAAGTCGCTGCTTCGCTCGCTCCATAATGATGGTCACATCTATGTTCAATGCGCCTGCGATCTCCAAAAAGAATCCAAGCGGCATGGACCGCTCCTTTTTCAAGTAGTTGCGCGTGGAGTCGTAGGGCCTGCCGAGTATTGCAGCAAACTGCTTCATGCTGATGCCAGATGCTCCGAGCTCGGCGTTGATCTGGTCAATGATTGCGGACTGCAGCGCGTCATTTTCTTTGGTCATGCGCCTCATCATATGGACTAATCGACCAATTGTCTAGATGAAATTGGCCGCTTTTTAGGGTTGCGGTTGGCCATACGACCACATAACCTAGTCATATGACCATTTACAACACCGCGGCAGATGTAGCAGCACGCATCACGAAGGCCCGAAAAGATGCTGACCGAACCGGAACTTGGCTTTCCATGAACTCAGGGATTTCCGAGAAGACCCTGAGTCGTCGGTTCGCCGCTCCAGAACAATTCACCCTGGCAGAACTTAGTGCAATCGCCCGGGTTCTCAACTGCGATTTCGATGAAATCCTAATCGGTAACACCGCGGCACTGGCCGCCTGATGTGCACCCTCTCCGCTAACTGGCTCAATGAGCATGCCGTTGCATCCAAAACGGGAATCAATGTCGAAACTCTCCGCATCTGGCGCCGGGCCAAAAAGCACATCCCGTTCTCCAAGATTGGCCGTCTCGTTCGCTACGACGAGGGAACTGTCGACGCCTACATGAAGTCGCAAGAAGTGGCCGTGGCAGCGTGACCGCTCTCACCCAGACGATCTGTTGCGTCCTCCGAAACGTGGTGGCGTCTCTCGCGCCCGCTCCACAGGGTGGGCAACCACAGTGGGCCACGCAGGCGCTTACTGACGCACTCGCAGTAAACGCCCCCAGTCGCTCTGCCCTATTGAAGGCGGCTCGGGATCTGTTTGTCATTTTCGGCCTCATAAGCGAACGCGATGGGGATACCCGCCGTCACCAGCAGTTCGAGGTATGGCTGTTGCCCGGGGGCAATAGAGGCTTTGAGCCAACCGGAGATCTCCGAGTTGATGATGGTATCGATGCGTTTGATCATCGTTGCTTTTTCCGCATCATCTATAGCGGGGCCTACAGGGGTGCCGGCGTAGATCAGTTTCCAGGCCATCAGGTTTCTCCTTCAGATACGGCTTCGGTGCTCGATACGCCGGATGCCTCACAAGCAACTGTAGGAGACACCCCTGACCGCTCTGATTCTCCTTCGGGCAGCTCCGGGGCAACCTCGGGAGGTGCGCTGTGACCGCCCTCGACATCTTCACCTACAGTGGCCAGCAGGTCAGAACCGTACTTATCGACGGGGAGCCGTGGTTCATCGCCGGTGACGTGACCATGCTGCTCGGCTATTCCAATGGGCGCGACGCCGCGGCGAAGCTTCCCGAGCGCATGAAGAGTTCCGTCGTTCTGACCGACGGAACTCCTGGCAACCCGAACAGAGCGATCCTCAACGAGGCTGGTGTAAATCGCCTCATCATGCGGTCAACCCTCCCTCAGGCTGAGGCCATTCAGGACTGGATTGCCGAGGACGTTCTCCCCGCAATCCACAAGACCGGCAGCTACTCCACTACCCTCGCTCTCACCGAGGACCAGATCGTGCAGCAGGCGCTCACCATTCTGGTGGCGAAGACCGCAGCACTTGAGTCGAAAGTCGCCGAGCTTCAGCCGTCCGCGCTCGCATGGGACGAGCTCGCCTCTGCATCCGGCGATTACGAAGTGGCCGACGCGGCGAAGATCCTGGCTCGCGCTGGCATTGAGACAGGACGCCAGCGTCTGTTTATCCAAATGCGCGACATCGGATGGATTCTGCGCGGCGGTCACGGTAGCTGGAAGGCGTACCAGTCGACAGTCGATAGCGGCTACCTCACCGAAAAGCCGGTGAAGCATTTCCACCCCAAGACGGGCGAGGTCGTTCTAGACCCGCCTCAGGTGCGCGTCACCGTCAAGGGGTTGGAGCGATTGCGAGTCCGGTTGGGCGCGCTGATCCTCACCCCATAACACATCACATTCTTTCCCCTCGCTCTGAGGGGAATCCGCCGGCGTGCCCTCGGGCATCCGGCAACTGCACCAAATTCCCCTGGCCGTGCGCCGCTGTCAAAGGCCGTGCATAGGAGGGGGAGCACGTTGATTGGTAACTACACACAGAACCCCGCGAAATATACGAGGGGAGGCCTCCGCACGGTTTTACACCCGGCCGGAGAGGCGCAGCCATTCGCTGCGTAACGACAAACGGGGACTGGCCCGCATAACCCAGTCACGCGCCGAGCCTGCAATCGGTATTCCGGGAGCATCACCCGGCGGCGCACTCAACCGCGGGATCGGCGGGGACAGGGATCACGGCAGCAGGACGAGGCAGGACCTCGATACCGGATGGAGAGCCGCCACGAGGGTACTCCGGACCTCACCCTCATCCCCGATTCGGCGGGACAAACCCACCAACGAATATCACGAAAGGACATCGCATGTCAGACAAGAAGATCAGCCCCCGCAAGATCCGCAACACCGCGGCGAACGAAGAACGGCACGCGGCAAACGTCGCCCGGGTCTCCACTCTGGACATCGGTTCTTACACCAGCGAGCACGTCAAGCTACGGCGCGATGCAAAGGGCAACACGTACGCGGTGACAGTCACTCGCCGCGTCAGCCCCTCGAAGATGCTGCGCACCGCCGACAGGCATCGCGCCCGCCTGATCGCCGGCCAGGTTGCGGCTGCCGCTGCGCGTGCCGAGGATGCCGCGATCGAAGCCGAGCTCGCCGAGACGGTTCGTTAACTCCAAACATGAAAAAGCCCCCGATCACTACTCGGGGGCCATGACACCGAAACGAGATCCAATGCCCAATCAGAATACCGGCTACAACAAGTACCCCAATCCTCCTTGGATGGACGACGACCTCAGCCACCTCCCAAGTTCGACGGCCGCCGCCCGTCATCCCCGTACCCGCCTGAACCCACGCACGGCTCGCGCATAATCGAGAGCGATCGACACCGGCGAGTGAGTGGACGCGCCCGTCGTCGCCTCGTCATGGAGTGGCTGCTCGTCGGCCTCATCTTGGCCTTGCTTGTGGTCGGCGGCCGATTGATTGCGATCTGGTCATGAGCACGACGGAAGACCTCACGGTCGCGATCCGTACGCTCACCGACCTGACCGACCCCCGGGCGCGCAGTGAGTCCGCACAGAAGGCCAACGATGCCGACCTGCGCGCCGCACTCAAGCGCACCGTCCCCGAGCTCCTCGCGATCATGACGGCAGGATTCGGCGGTGACGACGACCTGACCATTCATGCGGTGAATCTGGCGCGGCTCGTGAACGCTCAGCCCGACTCGCATCCCGAGCAGCCGTGTTGAAGTCGCCGGGATTCATTCCGCCGGCCATCGCAGTCGACGGCGACCGGGTCAGGGTGATTCGGAGAAACAGCGACGGCGACGGGCTGGTCGGCTACCAACTGCCCGCGCCGCCCGGCGTTGTTCGACTGGCCGCCGAGGCCGTCGACGACAACAGGAATGATCCGCCGGACGACTGGTGGCGCGCTACGTATCGCGCCGACGAAGTCCGTGTCGTCCTGATTCGACGGCGTCCGTGCGTGTTCGCATGACCGCAGCGAACTGGGTCATCGTCCTCGCCGTCATCGGCGCCCTACTCATCTTCGCGGGTGCCTGGTTCCTATCGAACCCGCTCGCACTCTTCGGCGTGGCCCTCATGGTCCCGCTGCTCTTAGTACTCGCTTTCACCTACGCAAGGAAAATGCAATGACCCAAACATTTACCGCCACGAACTTCAAGCGCCTCATCGGCGAGGCGACCATCACCCCATCAGGCAATGAGCTTGTCGTGCTCGCCGGGGAAAACAGGGCGGGCAAGTCGAGCTTTCGCCAGGCGATGCAATCGCTCCTCAAGTACGCGTCCAAGCTGATCCCTGACCCGATCCACGAGGGTCAGGACGAATCCCGCGCCGAGTTCATCGACACCGAGCTGGGCGTGAGACTCCTGCGGGTGTGGAAGCGCAAGGCGGACGGCACGATTACCTCGACGTTCAGTGCCTACGCTCTCGACGGCGCCAAGTACCCCTCAGCCGTCGCACTGGTCGCTGAGCTCATGGGTGGCAACCTGATCGACCCCAGTGAGTTCGTGGGGTTCGACGAGAAGAAGCAGCGTGACGAGTTGCTGCGTCAGGTGGAACTGCCCTTCGACATCGACAAACTCGACGCCGAGCGCAAGAAAATCTTCGACGGCCGCACGGAAAAGAATGGCGAGGTCAAGCGCCTTACCGCGCAGCTCGCCGGATTCGTTCCCCTCGATTCGACAGTTCCTGATGAGCAGGTGTCGGCCGCCTCGCTGTACGCCGAAATGGACGCGATCCGCGAGCACAACGTGGATGTGGACCGCCGCAAGGATGTCGCGGAGCGGGCGTGCATCGCCCGGACCGCTCTCGACGAGCGCGGCAAGGCGCTGGCGATTGAGATGGATGCGCTGCGTGCCGAGCGCGCGGCAATGCTCGCCGCCGAGCGTGACGCGATCGCCGCGGCTGTGTCGATCGCTCCGCAGGCGCCGGATGCCGTTGCCGCGCAGCTGGCCAGCCTTGACGAGACGAACACCAAGGTGCGCGAGCAAATCGCTCGGGCCGCGATCGCCACGGCACTCGCCAAAAGCACCGCCGACAGCGAGGGCCTTACCGCGAAGCTCGACGCGATCGACAAGCGCAAGGCTGACGGTCTCGCCGCCGCCAAGTTCCCTGTCGAGGGACTGAACGTGAGCGACGAGGGCATCACCGTCAACGAGCTGTCGTTCCTGTCGCTCAGTGAAAGCGAGCAGCTGTGGGTTGCTCTCCGCATCGCGACGGCTGGCAACCCGAAGCTCAAGCTGATCTTCCTCAAGAATGGCGATGCGTTCGACGACAAGACGCTCGCGAAGGTTCAGGCGTACGCCGCTGAGAACAAGTGGACGATCATCGCCGACCGGGGCCGCGACAACTCGGCTGACTTCGGGTTCGTCTTCGAAGAGGGAATCTTGGCGGTGGCATGAGCTACGTGGACCGCATCATGGCCGACTCGCTCGACCGGCCTGCGTGGCTCACTGCGCGAGAACCAATCATCGGGGCGAGCGACGCGGCCAAGCTCGTGAAGATGTCGTCGGTTCCGACGTACCTATCCGCGAAGCTCAAGCCTTCGACGTTCTCGGGTAACCGGTTCACCGAGTCAGGCAACGAGTGGGAGCCGATCATGCTCGCCTGGGCAGGCATCCCCCAGAACACCCTACTGATTCATTCCGCAGAACACCCGGGACTTGCGGCCACCCCCGACGGGCTGCTCGTGAAGCCTGAGGGCATCGTGCTCTCTGAGGTAAAAGCCAAACACGATCGCATCGTCTACGGCCCTACACCGGGCGAATTCCGGCAGGTCGCATTCCAGCAGTACTGCGTTGGTCCCGAGGTCCTCTACACGGAATTCATCTGGGCCGAGATCGTCAACGGCGAGATGCGCACCGAGGTTCCCAAGAGCCTGCGCATCTACCCCGCCGACGTCGCCGACGTGCTGGCCGCCATGCTGCCGATCGCCATTGAACTATCCAAGCGACTCACCACCGCACTCGAATTTGAAAGAGGTATGCCATGAGCAAGGAAGTAACTCAGTACGAAGCCGCCGGGCTGGACGAGAAGATGCGCTACGTGCAGACGATCAGCAGCGCGGGCAGCCTCATCCCTACCGGCTTGCACGAGAAGGGCCAGCCATCCCCCGGCAAGGTGCTGCTCGTGATGGAGACCGGCGCTATGCTCGGCATCCACCCAATGGCGGCGCTCGGCGGCGTGCACATCATCGAGGGCAAAGCATCCATTTCGCCCGGGCTAATGTCTGGCCTGGTACGGAAGGCCGGCCACAAGCTGCGCATCACGACAACGGGCACGATCAAGGGCGGCGATTTCGCGGCCACGGCCAGCCTGACCCGCGCCGACAACGCCGACTTCACCTTTTCCGCGACGTGGACGATGGACCGGGCCCAGCGCGCCGGACTCGCAGGTAAGGCCGTCTGGAAAAGCTACGGCGAGGCGATGTGCAAGGCCCGTGCAATCGGCGAGGTCGTGCGTGAAGGTGCCGAAGACGTCCTCATGGGTGTCAGCTACACCCCCGAGGAAATGGGCGCGCTCGTCGACGACGCCGGCGAGCTGCAGTCCACCCCCGACAAAGACGCTGAGCCCGCCGAGGATTGGGCTGCACTCGTGGCCGCGGCGACGACGATTCCCCAGCTCAAGGCGATCAGGGACCGGGCTAACGCAGCCGATCAGTACACGGCCAACCGCGCGACGTTCCTCACGAGGCAGGGCGAACTCAGCCGAGCCGAGGAATTCGCAGCGGCACCCGCACCGGCCGCCGCCGAGGCTGAGCCGGACGAGAACGTGATCGACGCCGAGATCGTTCCCGATGACGAACCTGCTGCCGAGGCACCTGCAGACCCGGCACCCGCCGAGCCCGAGGACGAAGAGTCCGCGCTGGACAAGTACGAGCGCGAGAGCGCCGAAGAGTACGCGGCAGAGATGAAGATCACCGGTGCCTGACATCTCGCCCCAGCTGCTCGACGTTCTCCGCGACATCGGCATGGACCACCCCGACCCCGAGGTACCGCTGCACACCAAGCTCATTGCGACGATCGAGCGGCTCGGGCCCGGCGCCACCTTCGGGCAACGCCTGGCCGCGATCCGGTTCGACTTCAACTGGGAGTTGAACGACGCCGGCAAGGTATTCGCCAAGGCCAAGGCTGACCATGAGCACTACCTCGATGCCGAGACGGTTCGACTGCGCGCCAACTCCGAGAAGATGTCGCGGGTCGAGGGCGAGCAGATTGTCCGTGCCCGGGACAAGGCCTACGAGCTGCGACTGCAATTTCTTCTCGCCGAGCAGCGCGAGCGGGCCATGCGGAACTTCCTGCTCACGATCCAGTCCGCGTTGGACAACCACCGTACGGACCGCGCGGACTGGCGTGCCGCGGATACCGAACACCGAACTAGCGCCACATGATGCCGGTTGCACCTGGCCGGGACGTGGTGCGGTATCCCGTCGCCGCCGGCCACAAGGTGCAGCGATGGTTCCTCAAATTCTCGGAAGCCGACGAGTTCGCACAGCCGAAGGGTCTGGACGTGTTCTTCATCGACGCGCTCAAGGTCATTCACCGGTGCGAACGACTCCCGTACGAGATCAACTTCGAACAGAAAAGGAAGCCGCATGATCAGCATGGACAAAGGGCTGACGGCTGAGACGCATCAGACGGGCGCGATCAGCTTGCCCGAGGTTGCCGCGAAAAAACCCCGCCGCAACCTCCGCAGTGCGAAAGCTGCCGGCACATGGATGGAGCGAATCACCGCCGAGTTCCTGGCGTTTCGACTCGCTGACGACCGGATTGAACGGCGCACGAAGAACGGCTCGAAAGATCGGGGCGACATCACCGGAGTGAAGACCTTGCAGGGCGGGCGCGTGGTCATCGAGTGCAAGAACGTGACGACGCTGGCGCTGCCCCAATGGCTGCGCGAGGCTGAGGCTGAGAGGGGCAACGATGACGCGGTGATCGGTGTCGTCGCCCACAAGCGGCACGGCACCGGAAACCCCGCCGATCAGTAAGTGACGATGACGCTCGAGACGTTCGCCAAGCTGCTCGAGGGTGGGTTGGCGCTGTGATCCTCCCGAAGGTCGCCAAACCCACCAAGGCGCAGGAGACGGATGCCTACGAGCTGGCCACGCTGCGAGATCTCGACACCTGCCAGCGTTGCCGCCGCCGGTGTGGCCCGTCGAACCGTGACCACCGGCAGAACCGCTCGCAAGGCGGACTGACCATCGTCTGCAATTTGCAGGTGCTAGGTGGGACCGGCACGACCGGCTGTCATGGCTGGGCGACGGCTCACCCCGCCTTGGCGATTCAAGAGGGCTGGGCGTGTCCCGGCTGGGCCGATCCGAGCACGTGGCCGGCGCGGCGATGGCTGCCCGGGAACCTCGGCACGCTGCACCTTGCGTGGGTCATCTACGACAACGAGGGCGGCTGGCTGGAACTGACCGATGAGCAAGCGAAAGCAGCCATGAGCGGTGACGGCATTATCTACTAACTCGAACATTCAGCACGTACTTGAATCTTTTTTTGTTTATTTCACAATCCGGGTAATTCGGCCCGTATTCAGAGGGATCGGAGGCGCAATTGATTAGTTATCCCCAACCTGATCCACAGATTATCGAGAGTTATTTCTGGGATTCCACATTTTGTCCACAGAGTTATCCACAGGCCGAGTTGTGGACAAGCGTTCGATCCAGCCAGCATTGCACTGCGCCTGAAAAGGCGAAGCGGCCCTGTGCTCTTACACGAAGGCCGCTTCTCATCCGCTCTCTGGATTACACCATTGAAGGGACTTTGCAAAAGTCTAACAACGGGCTCACGGCCGCGGCCGAAACCCACCTCAACCTGCTCCGTCAAGAACGGGTCACGCTCGCACGCCAGGATCGGTATTATGTCGATCTGGCGTTCAAGTACGGCGTCACCGTCCCAGAGATTGCCCAGCGGTCCGGGCTTACTGTGGCCGCCGTGCAGAGCATTTTGGTCGGCACCTGATGGGCGTCGATCGGGACAAGCTCATCGCCTGGCTGTCGACTCGCGGCAACTCAGAGAACGTCGTGGTGTTCGCGATCTACTCGGGGCTAGTAATGCGCCTCAAGCGCGGCGACTTCGACGAGGTGCCGTAGTGGCCCGCGACCGCGCGAACATCCGCGTCGACATCTGGGCAGATCAGGATTTCCGAGATCTGACCGGCGAAGCGCAACGGCTATATATGCAGCTCACGACGCACCCGACGCTGAATTATGCGGGCGTCTGCGAGTGGCGGCCAGGGCGACTCGCCGCCATGGCCCGCGATCTGACGGCAGGCAGCATCGAGCGCGCCGGCCGAGAGCTTGGCGAACGATTCTTCATCGTCGTCGACGAGCAGACCGAAGAAGTCCTAGTGCGCTCGTACGTGAAGCATGACGGTCTTTTGAAGCAGCCGAAGCTGGTTGTCTCGATGACCAATGCTTATGCGGCGATCGCGTCGAAACTGATTCGGAATGTGATCGCTTTCGAGGTGCAGAAGATGCATGACCGAGAGCCGAATATGGCCGCGTGGAAGGTCACGCAGACCGAGACGGTTCTTCGGGCCGAAGCGCAGGACGTTCGGGAGTTATCACCGGGGCTAACCCTACTGTTTACCCCAGAGCTAACCCCTGCGTTTACCCCAGGTTTTACCCCAGAGCTAACCCCTAGCTCTGGGCAGGCCCAAGGGTTAGCTACTACTACAGCTACTACTACAGCTACTACTACAGCTACTATTACAGCTATAGGAACTTCGTTCCTTACACCCGAGGCGAAGGCGAAGGAAGGTCGATTACCAACTGACTGGGTGCCGTCGAAAGCTCACTACGAGCGAGCCCAGGAACGTGGCGTCGACATTGCGACCGAGGCTGAGGCCTTCCGGCTCCATGCCGAGACTCACAACCGGCACGCGGCGCAATGGAATTCCGCGTTCACGTCTTGGCTGATCAAAGCCAAGCCTGCTGCCGCCAAGTCCAACCGTGACTCTTGGATGCAAAAGTGACCGGCTCACCTGCCGAGCGGAACCTGATCGGCGCGGTGATTCTTGATCCGCGCCAGTTCCGCTCGGTCCGTGACCTGGTCTCGGGCGCCGACTTCGAGAATCCAAACATGGGCGATGTCTTCGCCGGCATCGGTGACATGGTTGCTCGCGGCCTTCCGGTGGATCACATCACGGTCGTGAACCAGTGGCCGGCGTGGGGCATCCGCGGTATCGACGCTAACGAGGTGTTCGAATGGACGGGCGCTGAGGTGTACACCCAGGCGGCGACGGAGTACGCGCACTCGGTTCGTGACTCATCGGTGCGGCGCGGATTGAAGTCCATCGTCGGGCTCATGATGACGGGCGTTTCAGACTCGGTAGCATCACCGCTGGATATTGCAGCGATGGTGGCGACGGCGCTGGAAGGACTTCGAGCCGGATCAAGGTCCGGCGAGCTCGTGGCGAAACCGCTGGCCGAGATTCTGGCCGGTGAAGATGCCTACGACTGGATCATCCCGGGGCTACTCGAGCGTCAGGATCGTCTGGTCCTCACCGGCGCGGAGGGCGCGGGCAAAACCACGTGGGTTCGGCAGATGGCGGTGTTGGCGGCGGCGGGAATTCACCCGACAACGTTCGCCCCGATCGATCCGGTCAACGTGCTCGTGGTCGATGCGGAGAACACCGAACGGCAGTGGCGGCGTGCAGTGCGGTGGATGTCGTCTCGTGCGGCCGAGATCGGCGCGGCTGATCCTCGGCTGAGCATGCACATCACGGCGGGCAAGCGAATCGACGTGACGAGGGGTTCGCACCTCGGCGAGATTCACCGGCTGGTCGATCTGCACAAGCCGGATGTTCTGTTCATCGGGCCGCTGTACAAGCTCGTGCCGAAGGCGATCACGAATGACGACGACGCCTCACCGCTGATCGTCGCACTCGATTCGCTGCGTGAGCGCGGGCTGGCTTTGATCATGGAAGCTCACGCGGGCAAGGCGAACGGTTCGGACGGTGAGCGCAACCTGGCGCCGCGCGGATCCGCTGCGCTGATGGGCTGGCCTGAATTCGGACTGGGGCTGCGGCACAACCCCGATGATCCGAAGCTGGTTGACGTCGTTCGGTGGCGTGGTGACCGCGATGAGCGGGACTGGCCGACGCGGATGTACAAGGGCGGTGACTGGCCATGGACGCCGGCGCAGTAGCCTCCGACTTCACTCTCGCCCGCTACCTCGAATTCCCGGACGTCGTCAAGATCGAGGCCGAGCGGTTCCCGCCGCTGGCCGTGGTGTTGCGTGAGTCGTTCGGGTCTTCCGCGCATCAGCTCATGGTGATGGAGCACGAGATCCGCGTGGCCCGGTTCAACACCCGGGATCGGGATCGATCGATCATCGGCGACTGGAACGGGGACGCGCGTCTCTACGAAGCGCATGCCGAGGCGATGGCCTTTAGCGACCGACAACGAGCGATCAACTCGGACCGCGCCTAACCGCCCATTTACCCACAACGCTCCACCACGTGCCCGCTCGCACGATTACAGGCGAAAAGCACACTGGCGCGCGGGAAGCCAATCCCAACGCCGCACAGAGGCACACAGCCTCTCCGGCTGATCACGAAAACAAACAGGAAACGAGCAATTGACATGGCACGCAGAACCCCCCAGCAGGAACTGGAACACCAGATGCAGAAAATGAAAGACATGGGCGTGACCATCAGCGTCAGCCCGGCTCCCGGCGAGTGGGCCAAGACGATCGCCGAAGCCGCAAAAACTGCCGGAATATACGAGGAAAAAGAGGCAAAATAGCTGGTCAAATCGTCAAATTGGCACGGCTCCAAACCGAGTGCTGCAACACCCGCCGGGACCTGACCCACCATCGTCAAACCGATCGGAGAGCTGCCATGAATGGTACCCGAATAGACCAAATTCCATGCCTAGAGTTCGACGGAGCGCGGAACAAGAACGGCTACGGAGTGCTACCGAAGCCCGTCAATGGGTCTCGGCTCGCTCACCGCGCGGCGCTGTCATCAAAGCTGGGAAGACCGGTCATCGGCATGGCGCGGCACACCTGCGACAACCCGCCGTGCATCGAACCTACGCATCTCATCGAGGGAACCCAAGCGCAAAACATCGCTGATGCCGTAGCTCGCGGGCGAAATCGTGGTGGCCGATACAACCAGACGACCTGCTCAAAGGGCCACGCGCTCACGAAAGAGAACACGAGATTGAAGCCGAACGCAGAGTGCCGACTCGGAGTCGAGCGCGTCTGTATGACCTGCAGCAAAGAGTTCAACCGTACGCAATCTGCCCGGCGCAAACAAGCACGTCACGAACGCGGATTACTCCGCCAACGAAAGGAACTCCCATGAGTGGAGAAACCATTTTGACCGTGGTGGGTGACCTCACCGCAGATCCCGAACTCAGGTATACCCAGAACGGCCTGGCCGTGGCGAACTTAACCATCGCAAGCACACCGCGCACCTTCGACCGGGCCAAGAACGTATGGGTCGACGGCGACGCGCTGTTCCTCCGCGCAAGCGTCTGGCGCGAGTTCGCCGAGCACGTGGCCGGCAGCCTCACCAAGGGCAGCCGCGTCATTGCCTCGGGTCGCCTGAAGCAGCGGTCGTATGAGACGAAGGAAGGGGAAAAGCGCACGTCGATGGAACTGGAGATCGACGAGATCGGCCCCAGCCTCAGGTACGCGACGGCGAGCCTGACCCGTGCGCAGTCCGGCGGCCGCGGTGCTCCCGCGACGGGGGGCCAAGGGCACGACGAGCCATGGACGCCGACCGGACCCGGCGGTGCAACCTCGCAGCCCGAAGCGACCTCGGCCGCCGGCGGCGACGTCTGGAACAAGCCGGGGAATTTCTCGGACGAGACACCGTTCTAAGCGCGTAACCCGGGGGCGGCACAAGTCGCCCCGCCGAATCCGGCGCGGACATTCCGCTACTTAACTTCGCACAAAAACGCCCACCTATTCACAAGGCACCCGCCATCTGGCCGGTGCCTTTACTCGTACCCCAGAGAGGAAATCATGACGGAGCAGTTCGCAGCGTGCGAGGATCACCAATCGCTGAACGGAATGGAGTTTGAGCGGGCGCTGGAGATTGCCCGCGAATGCGATCAGTGCATGGTCGAGGCGCGGACGTGACGTTCGACCTCACCGCACCAGTCGCCCGGTTCGGGGTCGGCGATCACGTCTCGTGGATCTACCAGAGCGTCAAACCTGTGTTCGGGACCATCCGCCGCATGGACGAGCACGATGCTCGCGGCGGCGAAGACGGGTCACTGACCTCGTTCGACGGGCTCTATTACGGTCGCCGTGTCTACATCGAATGCGACAGCGCCGACTGTCACGTGAACTGCGAAACCGATGGATGGTTGCACTGCTGCAACGAGTGCCAACTGACCATCGAGGATGGGTCGCTGCCGCAACTTACTGGGGCGCTGTTTTGACCGGCCAAATTGCCTGGGACTTCGACGCCCTCGGCCTAGAACCCACCCCTGGCGCCGATCAGTGGGCGTGCATCCCTGAGCGGGTGGACGTTCACCGGGTCGGCATCTGCGGCCATTGCGAATTCTGCGGCAAGCCGTGCTTTCAGAAAATCATGGGCGAGCTTGCCCACCTGTGCGGCGGACATGAGGTCGCCGCATGACGCTCAAAGGCGCATTCAACGCGCCTCAACCAACCCCGGGCCGGTCGTGGGATTCACCACCGGCCCATATCTGCTCGAACTGTCGAACTCCGTTCGGCAAGAGCGCTGTGCGATGCCCCAACGAACCGAAGGAGACGAAATGATCACCTACACGATCCCGCAACTGGACCACATGATCGACCTCGCGCAGCAGCTGGGGTTCTGGGATGACGTAGAGCACGGACTGCAGTGCGGGCAGAGATGAAGCGGGGCAACTCGTGAGCACCCGTTGCCTGCATTGTGGCCAGACCCGCGAGGGCATCAAGCGCGATAACACCATCTGCGGGATTGAGGGCGGCTACGAGTACGTCGAACTCCAGGAGGAATGGCCGCGCCACCGATGGGCTGACTGGTCGGACAAAATTCTGACGGGTTTCGGGATAGTGCCGGAGGCGTTCGAGCGCTACCGGCGAGTCCCGGTCATGGATGTGCAGTGGTTGGCGTGCGACGACCTGAAGCGGGGCCACATTTACCCGAAGGCGAACGACCCCGAGTCCGGGTTTCGGACTAACCAGTGCATGGCCTGCGGGCGAGAAATCACAGCAAACGAGACAGAGCAAGGAGAAGAGCAATGACCACAGCAACGACAGCCTGGCAAGCCCGAGAGGTCGAGCGGGGCACGACACGCAGTTGCAATCCACAGACGGAGTTTCGGGCGGGGTTCGCGGCGGGTGAGGCTTCAATCGACGCCGCCGAGCCTGAGCGGTTCCGGGCGCTCCGCATGATCCACACCGAAGAGCAGTTCGGCGACTGCGTTGAGGACGGCGAGCGGTTCCCATGCAAGACGATCAGCATCCTCGATTGGGTGCCAGCAGAGAAGGACAACGACTGAGGGGCGCAACGTTATCGACGGAGCGGATTGCCGACCTGTTCACAATGGCAATCGCATGGCGAAGCGAAGACCCGGACGGCGGCACAGACCTGAGTGGGTTGCGCGCATCGAACCGGGCTGAGTTTGACGCATGGCTGGCCGCGCACGATCGGGAGGTAGGTTCGAAGGCTCTGGCGCTGGCTGCGGAAGCTGTATATGTGCGGATGGGCTTCGGCCTATTCGAGAGTCCAGATCAGCACCGAGAGGCTATGGCCAAGTGGCTACGCGATCGTGCCGCCGAGTATCGGGCGGTGAGCGAGTGACTGCCGACGAGTGCCGCCCGGCCTACGTGGACGGCGAGGTTGTCAGTATTCGAGGCGGCGAGCCGATGAATGCCGAGGATCAGGAGATATTCGGCGGCGTCATTCGGTCTGCGAAGGCAAGATTACTGGCCGAGCGAGCCGCGCATGATGCCGAGGTCTGGGACGAGGGCGTTGAGGCGTACCTGTCACGGTATGAGCGCGACGAGTCCCTGCCGCTCACTAACCCTTACCGCCCGGCCCCTGAGCCGCCCACAATATCAAGGGGTGACTCGTGAGCGCCGACGATGCGCACCACACCTTGACGCCTCGGGATCGCCTCAGATCGGGCGACAAGCCCTAGTACGGGCTGCCGACCGATCGGGCGCTCTGCTGTTCACTCGAGTGCTCGCGGAGAGCCGCCAGAACGGCACTTTTGATTACTGCACGCACCACGAAGATCGAAATAATCGCGCCGATCATCGTGACAGTCAGGGCGAGCAGGGACCAAAGCATCACGGTATTTGCGTCGAAAGGCATACCCGCATGCTAACGCCACCAAAGCGAATCCCGGAGTGCGGGGCATGAGCTCGCGACGGTGACGGCAGGCGGATGCCCCCGGCCGGGATGCGGGCGAAGTCGGGTCGGTTTGTCAGATCTGTCCGGCAACGATGCGAACCCGGACGCGCATATCGCAGAAGCCCATGGTTCGACAGAGCCGCAACCACCCCAAACAACATTCAACAACGAATTCAACTCACAACACGGCCGCTACGGCCAGAGACGAGCAGGACGCATGAGCGAGAACGACAAGACGGCCCGGTTGCAGAACGCGGTGCGGAAGCTCGCCGGATCGAGCGGCAACGACATCAGCGAACTGATCGAAGACGGGCTGATCGAAGACGGAGACATGGAATGAGCACGCACACGGAGACAATCGCGGAGCTAGGGTCCCTGATGGGCGACCTCGTTGCCGGGTTCGGGGTGCAAGGGCCCGGTTGCGTGACGATTCTGCAAAGTGCGATAGCAGCACTCTAAGCCGCTGAATCACCGACCACTGTTGAGTGGGGAGTGCGAGTAGGCGACACCGCACGCGTCAACAAGTTTCAGGATCGCGACGCGTGCGACCGGTTCATTCGTAACCCGCCGCTCTGGTTCGACGGAAACACGGACGCACTGAGCGTAGTCACCCGGACCGCTGCGAGCCCTTGGGTGGTGCAGTCATGACCCGCGCAATCGATTCCGGCCAGCCGCCGGCGCCCATCCCACGGTTGAAGATCACCTCCCTGGTTGGCGGCGGCCACGAGATCCGTGTGAGGCAGTCCGAGATCGACGGCCTGACCCTGAGCGAACTCACCGCGGCGATCTGCAACCTGCGCATCGGAGGTAGGCGCATCGGACCCGACGACCTCAGCCCCGCTATCGAGAAACAGTACCCACACCGATGGGTGATCCCCATCACGAACGGAGACACCGAATGACAACCGACCATGACGCGCAAGCCGCAGCGTTCCCATGTGTTCGCGGATGCATTCACCCGCACGCCGAAGATGCCCCGCCCAAGCCGAAAGGCGCGCGGCATGGGGATCTGTGCGACTCGTGCTTCTACCGGCTCGTGGCGGCGCTCAAGCTCGTGCCTGACCTGGTGGCGAACATGCGCGCGCAACTCTGGGGAATCGGCGCGGCTGACTACTCCGAGCGGGTCGGTGGGGGCGGTGCTGAAGCGCCGGCGCCACTGAACCTCGGGCCGCTCGATGCTTCGGATGCGCTGTTCGCCAAACTCGCCTCATGGATCGAAGTGTTCGCGGAAGAGTTCGGGCACACCGGGCCGAACATTCCGATGTGGGCCAATGGCCGGGAGGTGCAGGGGTCGCGTCCGGTGAGCGTTGAAGTCGCCACGGGGCAAGCCGCGCAGCAAGTCGGTTGGCTCGCTGACCGACTCGAGCGGATCTGTGGCACGACATCGGCCACTGAATTCCACAACGACATCTGCGTCGGTCACGAGGATGCACGCGGCGTGTTCAGCCTGTCGGCTGCGTACGGGGTCAAGGCTCGGCCTGTTCCGTCGTCCGAGAAGAGACCGTGCCCGGTATGTCGCGAGCACTCGGTGTTCCTCAAGCTGCCCGACAAGCTGAACGCCGAATTCGCCGTAATGTGCGAGAACTGCGAATGGGTGCAAGAGCCCGCCACGTTCGAGAAACACCTGAAACCGTTCCGAGAACTTGAGGCAATGTATGTCTAAACCGATCAACCAGAAGACGTACACCATCAAGACCGCCGCACGACGGGTGAAGCGCAGCGAATGGACCATCAAGCAGTGGATGCGCGACGGGATGCCGCGGCGCATGGTGGCTGGGGTGGTCGTCATCGAGCACGACGACCTCATGGTGCGCTACCGAGCGAACATCATGGGCAATCGGACCCGCGCAGCAGACGCGCCAGAAACGGTGTAGCGCGACCTACCCCCCCCCCGTAGGCTCAATGCTATGCATTGAGCAACTTTCGTCCCCTCGGCGGTTGCCTTCTTCGTTCCCGAGAGAGGCCGTCGCATCCCCCATGCGGCGGCCTTTTTCGCGTTAACTTTCGGTCGCACCCCCGACACAAACATGCCCTATTATAGGCCATTCACGGGCGAGTCGCGACCGAATCATCTTGCCAGGCACTCTTTCCTGGTCATGCCGGTACTGGATCTCCGGTGCAAGTAGAAACGATCTGGCGGGTGAAGTGCAGGGCTTACGAGCCTGAGTCATCGCCACCCGCGTCCAACACTTGCCACCCGGACCTACATGGAACGGGCCGTCCACCGCGCTCAGCGGCGGCAAGGCAGCGAGCATAAACAGTCAGCGTAAGGCTGGCTCACACGCACTGGTAGGCCGCAGGCGCATACGGCTCAAGCTTCCCACCCATCGTGTCAACGCCGTATGCATTGGCGGCAAAGGACCCCCACAGGCTGACTCTCTGCAGCTGGTGTACCTGCACGGATGGGTGGGGCCATACCTGAGAGGCCAGCCGTGACGGACGCCGAGATCGAGGAAGCGTACGCCGTGCAGTTCGATGACGAACACCTGCTGGAAGTGCGATAGGCGCTGATCACCTCGGTACACAGGCTTGAGAATCACGGGCTAAGACCACTCACGAGGCATCCGGAATCGACTCGCCTACCGTAAAGACGCGGAAGTCGCCCGATGTTTGTACCAAGGAGGCGGCATGGCAAGGTCGAACACCCGCCGGATGAACCTTCTGCGCGATGAGTTCTTAGCCGAGGGCCGCAAGCAATCAGAGTCCGACGATCCCGAAGTGCGCGACCTGTCCGAATGCTGGCTCTGCAAGATGCCGATCGACTACGTTGCCGACCCGCACAGCACTGACGACTCGCACAACCTCGACCACTACTTCATTGTTCGCGATTACCCCGAGCTCGAAGAAGACGTCGGTAATTTTCGCCATGCGCATCGACTCTGCAACTTGAACCGCGGAACAAAATCACCGAGCCTCGGGCTCGGCACTGCAGTCGCCGATTGGTGGTAACCACGATGACAGGAGAACCAACCATGGCCGCAATGCTACCCATCACCGGAACCGTGAGCGTTGGATTCGACGGCAGGGAGACTCAGGCAGTCGGCACGTTCAGCATCCCTGTACGCATGACCATGGATACTGAGACCGGCCTCGCCCACGTTGAGGGCGCGACCGACAGCTCTATCATCTTCGCCATGGTCGCCGCCTTGCAAGGTGCAGCCGATGAACTGCTCGCAACGATCCAGCCCGCCACGGTCGAGATCGCAGCACCTGAGTCAATGAGTGACGCGGACGCATACCGCGCGCTCCTCGAAGCATCCCGACGTCAGAGCGGCAGGATGTACCGCAGTTACGCGGAGGACATCGCCGAGCGTTGCTGGTCAGCAACCGGAGGCAGCGAGACCATCCCCACCGTCAAGGCCGAGACCATCGCCGTCTGCCCGACCTGCAGCGCTGAGCTGGGAGTAGCTGACGCATCGATCACCATCGAGCACGGTCACGACGGCGCCCACATCGAGAACCACCGATACTGACCATCGAATGCCCCTCAATAGGGGGAGTCGCCAAAAAATCCAGTCTTCGGGTTGGGGGGTGGACAGAGCCAAGGGGACCTTTCCTCCCTCCCCGACCCTCTGACCGGGGGTCGCACGCGCGCACACGCGTAGAAGGGATTCCGAAATGGGTGCAGTCGTTGAGGGAACTGTCGTTTCTGTCGCGGCCGCCGAGCACCTTGACCGTGAAGGCAAGGACGCCGGCGCGATCGCGGCCCTGCTCGCCTTGGCACACAAGATCGACGACTACGACACGATCCTCGATCACATTCTTGATCAGATCGAGAGCGACCCTGAGTCGAAGGTTCGCCCGCCGGCGTCGGACAATGTCTCTATTCCCACCTACCTGAAGTACTGCGAGTCCCTTGGCTTGACCCCTGGTGGTCGCGGCGAGCTTGCGACTGGCAAGAAGTCGGGGCCCGCTCCCAAGGATGAGCTGGCTGAGTTCCGAATGGAGCACGGTATCGCCTAGTTTTCCCGGAGGTTCACGTGGCTGCGAAGCTCCTAGGGCGCACCGAACCCCGCATTTTCACGAAGCCTCTTCGCGAATTGACCCCGGAAACGTCGCGCGGGTTCGAGGTGATCAAGTTTGCGCTGGTGATTCTCGGCGTAAATCTTTACCCCTGGCAGAAGTTTTTGCTAATCCACGCGTTAGAGATCATGCCTGATGGGCAGTACCGGTTCAAGCGCGTCATCGTTCTGGTCGCCAGGCAGCAAGGCAAGACCACTATCGCCTCCGTTCTTGCCGCGTGGTGGCTGTTCGTTGACTCGAAGCGTCACCCTGACATGGTTCCGCCGGTGAAGTTCAAGGTCGTCGGCGTCGCCCAGAACCTTGACATCGCCCGTGAGCCGTGGGCCGCGGTGAAGATGTGGTGCGATCCAGAGCCGAACACGGACGAGGAGATGGAGCTCGCACTGCCGGCCCTGCAGAACGCGACTGCGAAGGTGTCGGATACGAACGGCAAGGAGGGCATCTACGCCCGGTCTCGTGCTCACTATGAGATCCGTGCTGCGGCGAACGCTCGTGGAAAGCCTGCCGCGCGAGTGCTCATGGATGAGATGCGCGAGCAGAAGACGTGGACCGCGTGGAACGCCGTCTCGCAGACTCTGAAGTCGTTCTGGTCCGGACAGATGTGGGGCATCTCGAACGCGGGGGACTCGTCGGCGGTCGTCTTGCGAACGCAGCGCACCGCCGGTTTGGAGTCCATCGAGGAGTGGGAGACGTACGTCGAAGCCTGCGTCATGTCGGCTGAGGACTTCGCTAACGGGCACGATGTCACCCTTGGACTGTTCGAGTGGTCGGCGCCCGATGGGTGCACGCTCGACGACGTCGAGGCGATCCTTCAGGCGAACCCTTCCATTGGCTTCGGTGCGATGACGGTGCAGTCGGCGCTCTCGGATATTCGGGGCATGACTGAGGCTGGGTATCGCACTGAGGTTTTGTGCCAGTGGGTTGTCGCTGATGTGGATTCGTTCATTGACGTGAAGGAGTTTCGTCTCCGAGTTCTGCCCGCCGACGAGATCATTATTCCGAAAGGTTCCCGCACTGTGTGGGGCGTAGATGTTTCCCACGACCGCAAGACGACATGGCTTTCTTCTGCAGTGCTCACCGAGGACGGGCAGCCGTTCACCACCGTTCGCCTATCGCGTGCCGGAATGATGTGGCTGCCCGAATACCTTGCCGAGCTTGCGGAGGCGTCGGGCCAACGTGAGGTAGCTCTGAACGTCAAGGGCTGCCCCGCGATGGAGTTCCTCGAGCCGCTCAGAAAGCTCGGCCTCACCATCCACGAGTTCGACGGCCCGAAGTACGCGATCGCCACCGGCCGATTCCGGGACGCGGTGCGCGACGAGAACCTCGTCGTCAGCGCTCAGCCCGACATCGACCTAGCCGTCCAGGGCGGCGTCGTTGTTCCGTACGCCGACAACATGGCGTGGTCGCGGCCGAAGTCCCTGCCCATCGATATCTCTGGCCTCATCGCGGAGACGATCGCGCTGTACGCGCTCGAACTGCTCAATCCCGAGCCTGTCGAAGCAACTCCGCCACCCCCGCCGCAGGCCGAGATGGTCACCCGCGACGACGTCGCACCGACCGACGTGAACCTGGCGTCCGTTTCGTTTTAGCCCAATTCTGAAAGTAGGTACCGCATGCCCGACGAACAGGGTTATCAGGTCAGCGGCCTGTCGTCGTGGGCGAGCATGGCTGCGGAGTCTCACGAGACGAACCCGGATTTGTTCTGGCCGTTTTCGGTGGAGGTGTTCGACAAGATGCGCCGCGAGGATTCCCAGATCGGGTCCGTGCTGCGCGCGGTCACGCTCCCGATCCGTGGCGCCGAGTGGATGATCGATCCTGCCGGCGCGAGCGATGAGGTCGTGGATCTTGTGGCTACCGACCTCGGCTTGCCGGTGAAGGGTCGCTCTCGGGCGGAGGCGCTGCGCACTCGCGGGCGCTTCCAATGGGGCGAGCACCTGCGCCTGGCGCTGCTGGAACTGGTCTACGGCCACTCGTACTTCGAGCAGGTCTACCAGCCGGAAGGTGGAAAGCTGCGGCTCAAGAAGCTCGCATGGCGTCCCCCTCGCAGCATCTCGAACATCAAGGTCGCACGCGACGGCGGCCTCGTCTCGATCAATCAGCATGGACTCACGGCACCCATTCCCGTCGACCGGCTCGTCGCGTACGTCAACGACCGCGAGGGCGGCAACTGGATCGGCCAAAGCCTGCTGCGCACGGCGTACAAGAACTGGCTACTGAAGGATCGGATGTTGCGCGCTCAGGCTCTCACTGTGGAGCGCAACGGTCTCGGCGTGCCGGTCTACACGGGCGCACCTGTCCCCGATGGTGCGGATGCTGCCGAGCGTGTGGCGTGGCAGGAGTCGGAGAAGGAAGCTGGCCTCAAGCTCGCGAAGGGTTTCCGCGCTGGCGCCGCCGCTGGCGCGTCGATCCCGGATGGTTCAAACCTTGTTCTGATGGGTGTCACGGGCAAGCTGCCCGACACGGATCAGCCGATCCGGTACCACGACGAGCAAATCGCCCGCGCGGTGCTGGCGCACTTCCTGAACCTCGGGACCGAGACCGGCTCGTGGGCGCTCGGATCAACCTTCGCTGACTTCTTCACCAGCTCGCTCAACGCAGTCGCGGCGCACATTGCCGAGGTCACCCAGGCGCACGTGGTCGAAGATCTCGTTGACTGGAACTGGGGCGAGAACGAGCCTGCCCCGCGGCTGGTGTTCAAGCCCATCGGTTCAGGCGGGTCGCTCACTGCGGAGGCACTCAAGAGCCTCATCGATGGCGGCGTGATCAAGCCCGACGAGACGCTCGAAGCATTCATGCGGGCAGCATTCAGCCTGCCAGTGAAGGACGCGACCGAGCCCGAAGCTAATTCTGATGGGTCGCTGACGGACGCGGAGTTTGCGCGGGCGGCCGCCGAGGTGGTCCAGAAGGTCTACCTCGGGGTGGGCACCGTGCTCTCGAAGGCCGAGGCGCGCGACATCGTTCGCCGCTCCGGAGCCGCCCTCAACGCAGCAAACGATAACGACCAGCCAGAGGAGGCGGCATGACTATCAAACAGAAAGCTCGGGACTGGTTCCGCATCGAGCCACGAGCCGCGGTGGACGAGATAACTTCGGCCGACGTGTTCATCTACGACGAGATCGGCGAGAGCTTTTGGGGCGGTGGCGTATCAGCTTCGAGCATGGCGGTTGAACTCGCCGCGCTCGACGTGGACAATCTCGCCGTCTACATCAACTCTCCCGGCGGCGCAGCGTGGGACGGCATCGCAATCATGAACGCCATCCGCCGGCACCGCGCGTTCGTCACGGTGCACATCGACGGCCTCGCCGCTTCGGCTGCGTCGATCATCGCCATGGCGGGCGACAAGGTCATCATGAATCGCGGCTCCCAGCTAATGATCCATGATGCATCCGGCGGTGTCTACGGCAACGCGACGGACATGGAAGAGACTGCGGCGATCCTGCAGAAGCTGGCCGACTCCCTCGCGGATGTCTACGCGGGCCGCACCGGAACCGACCGGGCCGAGTGGCGCGACGCCATGAAGGCTGAGACCTGGTATACGGCTGAGGAAGCCGTAGCCGCCGGTCTCGCCGACGAATGGTCCGACATCCCCGCATCTCAGCCAGTGGACCGCGCGCGGTTCTCTGCACGAGCGCGAACGGCGATTCCGTCGCTCGCGTCCCTTGATCTCCCGAGCTCGTCCAAGCCGGGAACACCCAACCGAAAGGAACCGCTCATCGTGAGTGAAACTCTTCTTAAGGCTGGCCTCCGCGAGCGGCTCGGCATTACCGATTCCGCAACCACCGACGACCAGCTTCTCGCGGCCGTTGACGTGGTACTCGACCAGGCCACCGCCCCTTCCCCAACCGTCCCAGCCGGAACTGTGCTCATCGACTCCGCCGTGCTGTCTGACCTGCAGGCCAACGCCGCGCTGGGTCGTCAGGCGCACGAGTCGCAGGTCGCCGCACGCCGCACCGCGATCGTCGACAGCGCCGTTGCAGACGGACGCATCGCGCGACCTGTGGCTGACCAACCTCGCCGCGAGCGAAGAGGGCACCACTGCCGTCATCGCCTCGCTGGCGAAGAACACCGTCCCGGTGACCGAGATCGGCACCGCCGACGAACCGACCGCCGCATCCAGCCTCTACGCCGCCGCGTGGGGCACCGACACGAAGGAGGCCTAACCATGGCTGACTACCTCCCCAAGTTCAGCGCCGGCAAGTCCGTCACGTTCAACACCTCTACTGCCGTCGTCGGTGGCCGCCTGGTCGCTGTGACCGGCGACCTCACCGTGGGCCCCGCTGGTGCCGACTCTGCCGCCGTGGTGGGTGTCGCCTCAGTCGACACCATCGTGGGCGATGCCGTCACCGTTTACACCCGGCCCTCCGGCGTGCAGCGACTCGTCGCCAGCGGCGCCATCGCCGCCGGCGCGAAGGTCATCTCGGCTGCCGCCGGAAAGATCGCCACCCAGGGTGCCGGCGTCAATCCCATCGGCATCGCCCTCGAGGCTGCCACCGCCGACCTGGACGTCATCGACGTCCTGTTCATCTAAGGAGCAAAGAAGACATGGCGTCTTACACCTACCCGGTTGCGCGACCCTCGGGCGCGCTGACCACCGAGCAGATCCACCTTTTGCTCCGCAACCCGCTGCTGATCGCAAAGCGCGTTTCGACGCTCGTCGACCAGCGTTTCATCTCTGACTTCCTGCTCTCGGGCCGGTACACCGCCGAGGGTGGCGGGATCTTCTACGAGACCGGCGAGGAGATCTTCCCGACCGACGGGTCGCAGTCCGTCGCGCCTGGTGGCGAGTACCCGAAGACCATCATCAATGATGGCGGCATGGCCTCGGCCAAGACCGACAAGCGCGGCCTCGAGACCGACATCACCGACGAGCGCATTAAGCGCGGCGCACTCGGTGCCGTCGACCGCGCTCTCAACCAGATCGTCAACGGCGTTATCCGCGACGTCGACGGCATCGCGATGAGCGTCATCGCGTCGAAGGTCACCGACACGTTCGCTTCCAGCGCGTGGACCTCGATCGACAACGTCGTGAAGGCTCTCGCTGCGGCGAAGGCTGAGCGTGAGGATCTGGCCCTCGGCCTCGGCCTCGACCTCGACACCGTCGCGCTCAGTGGCGCGCAGTGGGCGAAGGTCATGGGTCTGTTCGCCTCCGCCGGCGTACTGCCCCGCGAGGATGGTAACCCCATCGTCAATGGGCAGTTCCCGACCAACCTGCTCGGCTACACGTGGGTGACCTCGCCGCACATCGTCGGCTCGAACCCGATGTTGGTCGACCGCGTACAGCTCGGCGGTATGGCCGACGAGGATCTCGGCTCCCCCGACTACACGCGCTCCGGCGACTTCAACGTGGAGACCTACTCGCAGCGCAACAAGACGGACAGCTACACCGTCCGTGCGCGCCGCGTCGTGGTGCCCGTCGTGCTCGAGCCGCACGCCGGTCTGCACATCACCGGAACGACTCTCTGATGGCTGATCGTTACGTCGTCAAGGGCGCAGCCGTCGTACTCCCCATCGAGGGCGGCACCGAGCGGTACCTGTACCGCGGCGCGCAGATTGGCGACGGTTTCACCGTCAAAGGCATCAAGCACGCCCTGGCCCTCGGGCTCATCGAGAAGCTGAAGGCGCCCACGGCTGCTGAAAAGGCGGCGGCCGATGAGGCCGCCGCAGAGAAGGCCGCGGCCGACAAGGTCGCCGCCGAAACCAAGCAGTAACGAGAAGGGGGCGATGGAGTGATTCTTCCAATCCAAATAAGTGACAACGAGAATCTCGCTCGGCGCATCCTGGTGCGCGCGCGCTCCATCGCCCCCTGTCTCAATTCGATCCCCGACGACGACGACCGGAAGCTCGACACAATCGCAATCCTCAAGGGCGTCATCGCTGAGGTGCCGGCGCCCGGTGCTCGCCGGGTCAAGTCGCGCGGTCGCAATGGCACGTCGATCAGCTACAACGACCCCGGCGGCGCATTCAGCGAGGACGACATCATGAGCCTCCGCTCGCTGTGTGACGTGGCATCTGCTGGCCTCCCGGTCGGCAGCTTCCCGAAGGCGCGAGCTTTCGGACGCGAGTGGGCCGAGGGAGAGTACTCGTGAGCTGGGATGACCCGTTCTGGTACCCGCACACGCTGAGCATCCGAAACGCCCTCTCGGCCGGTGGCATGGGAACCGGATACGGCACGGCACGCACCGTCCGAGGCGAGGTCAAAGACGAGCAGCGCCTCGTCCGCAACTCCGCCGGGGCCGAGGTCGTGTCTTCATCATCGGTGACCGTGCCGATCGGCGAACACGTCCCGGTCGGTTCGCTCGTCACTGTGTGGCCCGGCACCAGCCGGGAGCGCGCGGCGGAAGTGCTCGCTGTCGGTGTCGATGAGAACGGCGACGATGGCCTCGATTCGTTCCTTGTTCTGTCGCTTACCTGATTATTTCCAGTTCGAGTCCAACGGCCTATTCGTCGTGTCCCAGAGGAACAATTCATAATCGGTCTGAATCACCCCAAGATTCTCGTCTTGCTTTACCGAATCGCCATCAGGCACCCAGGGGCTGATCATCAGCAGCGTCACTTGCTCGTGCGTGGGCACGGCGTATACGGCCTTCGCGATGCTGTTACCCACGGCGACTAGCTCCTCGCGCATTAGGAAATCACTGCAAACACGAGCGACTACCTCGAACGTTGCAGGGTCATCCACCGAAGTAATCACCTGGACACCGAGCTTGAGTGTCACGTTTTCTGGCAGCTCTGCGTTCTGTGCCGCCGTAACAATTTCTTCGGCTCCGGTCGGCGGAGCCAATGGTTCGGTCGGGGAATAGCTCGCGCACGGCTCGACGAACGGCTCAGCCGATGGCGCGGACAATGCTTTCCCCGCGGGAGACGGCGTGCTTGTACCGGCGGACTGCAGCATTTCCCCCTCTGCACTCGAACATGCAGACAGAGACAGGGCGCTCAAGAGCACCGCAACTAATAGAAGTTTGCGCACGCCCACACGCTACCGGAAGGAACCACGTGAAGATAAATGTGCCGGTCCTTGACATTCTTGAGAAGGCCGTTCAGGACGGTCTAAAAGACGCGGGCAAGCAGATCCTCAAGCTTGCGCGCAAGAAGAGCCCGACCGATGGCGGCGACTCCGATAAGTCGGGGTTCTCCGTGGTGGACGACCTCACCCTGCAGGTCGGGTTCAAGTCGCACATCTCGCGCATTCAGCACGAGGACCTCGACTACCAGCACAAGCCGGGCGAGCAGGCGAAGTTCCTCGAGGCTGCCCTCGATGAGGTCGACGTGCGCGCGATCCTTGCGGCGGAAGTGCGGGCCGCTTTTGGATGACGTTGCGCTGACGAAAATTATCTGTGGCGAGCTCGGCGCCATAGCCGGGTGGGCGTGGCGCGAGAACGGGCCGGTCTACACGGCTGACGAGGTCGCTGTCTTCTACGGCACGCTTGGCACTGGGCCCGACAAGGCCGCCGGCGTCCGCGTGTACGGCACCACCGACGAGCGGTTCTTGGGGTGGCGCCGCGTGCAACTGCGACTGCGCGGCGGGCCTGGCCGACCCGATGGTGCCGACGCTCTTTCTACCCCGTCGTTCGCGGCTCTCCATGGACTTTCCCGTATGGGAGGGATTAGCAGCATCAGTCGTGAATCCATGGCGCCAGCCGGCGCCGACGACAACCGTCGCGAAATGCGCACGGAGAACTACCTCATCATTCTCGATAATTTGGAGGCTCTCACATGAGCAATACAGTTTCCCTTCCCGCTGGTTCTACGCTCGGTAAGAGCTTTGAGTACGGCATCGACGTCAACCTCGGTACGTATAACGCGCCGGCGTGGCAGCCAGTGCGCCGCATCAGCGGTTTCCAGCCCTCTCCGACCCCGAACATGCAGGACGCGCAGACCTACGACGACCTCGGCTCCGCAAACTCGGATGTAACTGGGTGGTCGTTTGCTCTCGCGTTCAATGTCCAGGTGAACCGCTCGATCACGACCGGGCTGTACCTGCTCGAGATCGAAGCTCTCCTCGCACGCACAAAGCCGACCGCCAAGGGCGAGTCGGCCGTGCTCGACGTGCGCTGGTATCACAAGCCGGAGTCGGGCGAACCAAACCCGAACGACGCGGGCCGTGGCTTCACGACGGTTTCCTACACCCGCCAGAACACCGGCCCGAACGGCGAGATCGAGGTGCTGTCGATTTCCCTCACCGGCAAGGGCCCCTATGAAGAGATTGCGAACCCGTTCGTTGGGTGGGGTGCAGCAGCCCCGACCATCACGTCGATCACCCCGACCGGCAAGCGGATCGGCGACCAGGTCACCATCACAGGTACCGGGTTCACCGGCGTCACTCAGCTCAAGTTCGACGCGATCGTCCTCGACGTCGACACCTACACCGTGGTGGGCGCTTCAACGATCATCGCGACGATCCCGCCGCTCGCGGCCGGCGTCGAGCCCGTCACCATCACCAATGCGGTGGGTATCTCGGCTGCGGTCAACTACACCGTGGCGGCGTAACCCGTGGGCGCTATCGACTTCGGCGAGTGGGTTGCGCCCGACCTCAGGCTCGAGCTGGGAGGGCGCACGTACACTGTGCGTCCTCTCACAGTTGAGGCAGCGAAGATGATCCTCGCGGCGGCGGTCCGCGGCGAAGTGAACCTTGGCCTCGTCACAGGTGGGATTCCCGCTGAGGTGCAGGCAATGCTCGACAGCATCGGCAACGAGCACCCCGCCCTGGGTGATGCTTATGCTGCGATGGTCGCCGACAAAGTCCCCGCCGCAACCATTGACCGCGTGACTTACTACGCAGTGTTCTACTGGGCGCGCGGCAAGGAATACGCCGACACCCTCGCAAAGCTGCTGTGGATGCCGCGCGAACTCACACCTGGCATTGCAGGTGGTGCGGCCCCAAAAGACTGAACACCGCGGAGGACTGGGCGCCCTTCGGTATCGGTGAGCCTGACGCGGACGGCTGGTATCAGGACTACAAGCCTGTGCCCCAACATCTGAAACCAGAATCACCCGACGCGCTGCCAGGCAAGACGCCGGCTGCTGACATCGACGGATCACTGCTGGCTCTCATCATCAACTGGCGGCTGGTCGTTGCAGAGCTCGCTGAGCGCGGCATCGACCTGTACGACCCCGCTGTCCTTGCACGACCATGGCCCGGCGTTCGGGCGGTGATATTCAGTCTGATCGATTCGCCGACGCGGTTACGCGCGGTACTCACCCGGAGGTGATCCATGGCTACTCTCCGAGCTGCCCAGCTGGAAGTACTCTTTACCGCTGACACCAGTCAGGTTCAGAAGGCCGACAAGGACGTGAAGTCCATCGGCGAACGTATCGAGAAGAAGCCGATCAAGCAGAAGCTGACCGCCGATGCCAGCGAGGTCCTGTCCAGCGCAGATCGGATTGAGGCCGCCTATAAGGTCGCATTCGCGAACACAACCGAGGCATCCGCCCGGCAGAAGCGCGCGCTTGTCTCCAACTACCTTGAATCGGATCGCGCCGCCGGAAAGTCTGCCGCGCAGATTCAGAGCGTCCTCACGCGCTCCTATGGCATCGCGGAATCGGCCGCCCGTGAGCTCGCCAAAGTTGCGAGCGGGGAGATCCGGATCAAGGTTGACGTGGCGCCGGCGCTCGAGAGCATGGACCGGGTTGAGGCGGCCGCTAGAAAGCTTGTCTCGCAGGACACGTCGCTGAAGCTGGATGCGGACGTTACCCGGGCTGAGAAGGGTCTCGCCCGGGCGCAGCAGCGTCTCGCCGACCTTGAGGTCCGCGCGCTTGGCGGCCTTGACGTGACGGCGGATGTTCGTCGTGCCGAGGCGGCCCTGTCGAAGATCGAGCGCAACCTCGCCGGGCTACAGTCTGCCCGGACTATGATCGCTGTTGACGCCGACCCGACACCGGCGGAAAGCCGCCTGAGTCGTTTCTTCTCCCGCTTCCGCAGCGAGGCCGATGCTGCGGGCCAGGAAGGCGGTAAGTCTTTCTCGAAGGGATTGGACTCCGCAACACGTGGTGCGGGCCAGAAGGTCGGCGAGGCTGTCGGTGGCGATATCGAGGGGACTCTCATCGCAGCGCTGGCCGCTATCCCCATTGCCGGCGGCATCGTGCTCGCTGGTGTCGCGATTGGCAAGGCCATCAGTGGCGCGATTCAGGATGGGCTACAGGTCGAGGTCGGCAACGACAGGCTGCAAGCCCTAACCGGGATCAGCGAGGCTGACGCGCTCCGGCTAGGACGTGCTGCTGGTGAGGCGTACACAAAGAACTTTGGCGATTCTGTCGAGGCGAACATGGACACGACCCGCCTCGCTCTGCAGTTCGACCTGATCGACGAGGATGCTTCCACAAAGAGTGCTCAGAAGGTTGTCGAGGGGCTGTCCGGTATCGCTGACGTTCTCGGTGAGGATGTGCGCCCGATCGCTGCCGCGGTCACCACCTTGCTCAGTTCCGGTGTGGCGAAGTCGGCGGAGAATGCATTCGATCTTCTCGCGACCGGCGCTCGTGAGGGCGTGAACCGGAGCGAAGATCTGATTGACACCTTCACCGAGTACCCGGCGGTATTCGCGCGACTCGGGCTGTCCGGGGAAGAAGCGCTTGGACTGATGAACCAGGGATTGGATGCGGGCGCACGAAACAGCGACATCGCCGCCGACGCTCTCAAAGAGTTCCAGATCCGCGCCACTGATGCGTCGAAGGCCTCCACCGTTGCTTTTGAATCCCTGGGCTTCAATGCGGAAGAGATGACCGCGAAGATTTCCCGCGGTGGTGCTGACGCACGTGACGGGCTCGACGAGGTATTGAAGAAGCTGCGCGAGACCGAGGATCCGGTACTACGCAATGCGGCGGCCGTGGGATTGTTCGGCACGAAGGCTGAAGACATGGGCGCTGCCCTATTCGCCATGGACCTGTCCACCGCTGTCACCCAGCTCAACGGCGTGCAGGGTGCCGCACAGAAGATGTTCGATACCCTCACGGACAATGACGCGACGAAGATGGAGCAGGCGAAGCGCAACATCGAGGTCGCCACTGACGGAATGAAAGGCGCCCTCGCGGCCGCTTTCTCCGACCCACTAGGGGAGGCCGCCGATTGGATCTCGCAAAACCGTGGTCCAATGCTTCAGTTCTTCCAAGATCTCGCGAACGGCGCGCTGGACTTCGGTCACACACTGATCGACGCAGCGGCGGACGGTGCCGAGGCTTTCGGTGAATTCGTTTCTGGTCCCCTCGCAGACATGGTCGAAGGTATTGCCGGCGCAATCGACGTTATGAATGGTTGGGAGGGGCGGCCCAAGGAACTCGACGCCCTCGCGGATAGTATGCGCGGTTTTGACTCCACCACCGAGGATGCAGCGGACACTATCCGTGGCCTGCATGACGACCTCGACGATACTGCGGGCACGTTCAACGGGTTCATGGACGGCACCACGGCGATGGGGTACCTGAACGATGCCTCGCTGCGGCTAATCGATACCATCGGCGAGGTCGGCGTCACCGCTGAGGGTGCCACCTACGGCCTCGACGGGATCGACCTAGCCAACATCCGCGCGTCTGATTCGGGCAAGCTGCTCGAGGATCAGGTGCGCAACTCGCTAGCGGCAATGGGGGAACAGACGACTGCGGCAGCGACGGCTGGTGAAAGCCAGGACGAACTGGCCGCGCGGTATCGGACTTCGACGGACGCCCTCGTAGGGCAACTTACGCAGATGGGCCTCACGGAGGAGCAGACGCGCAAGCTCATCGACACGGTTCTGCAGACTCCTCCTTCGGCGACGACTGAGTTTGGCTCCAACGCTGAGGCGCAGCAGGCCAAGGTGCAGGGCCTCGCGGACCGCATCACGACTCTGCCTGACGGCACAGTTGTGATTGACGCGAACACCGCGACGGCAGAGGCGAAAGTGAACCGGTGGATCGAAGGCGTGAACGGCCGTCGTGTCCGGGCTACGGTCGATTCTGTCGGCGGAGAAACCTACCGGATCGACGGTACGAATATCAGATTCAGCCCCAATGCCCAGGGTAGTGTCACAGAGTTCATGGCCGCTGGTGGTGTGCGCGGACTGACCCCGATGCAGCCGATTGCTCAGGTCGTGCCCGCGAACACGTGGCGCGTGGTCGGCGACAGGGGTGACGTTCCTGAGTCGTTCATTCCCATCGACGGGTCCGCCCGGTCGATGTCGATTCTTCTCGAAACGATGCGTCGGATGGAGGTGATGCCGATGGCTGCTGGCGGGATCACTGCGTCCACGCCTAGCAATACCTCACGGACTGCGCCCGGGATCACAAACAACTTCAACGGCCCGATTGGAGCGAACGCTGACGACGTCATTCGCAAGCTGCGGATTGGTCAGCATCGCGCACAGATGATGTCTGGCATTCGAGGGGTAGGTGTCATATGAGCGAATACACCTTGACAGGTCAGGATGGGACTGAGTACGACATCAAGCGCGGTCCCATCCGTCTCAGTAGCGCCGGGCTCATGGGACTGTCGATGCCCCCCCCTTCGAGACATTTACCAGGGAAACTCCAGCGCAAGATGGGCAGGAAGTCACCGGGTATAAAACGGGGGCGCGAACGGTTTTCCTCCCTCTGCTCATGCCGATGGGCATGGACGTAGAAGAGTGGATGGAATCCGAAAGCGCTTTCTGGAAAATGATGGATCCTGAGGTGACTTGCCGCCTCACGGTTTCGTCGTCTGAGACTAAAGTCCGCTTCTTGGATCTTCGTTTCGTGAGTGACGGTGACCTAGCGTTCAATCTAGATCCGACCGACGTGACCGGTTATCCATTCGGCCTGGAGATGGTCGCCGACAAGCCGTTCTGGCGTGGCCCTCTGTCCTCGAAGGTTTTCCAGACAGCCGCTGACACGGGCACTTTCTACGCCCCACCTGGTTCCAATTTCGTCTTCACGATCGGCTCAGCATCAACGGTGGACGGCGCAACTATTTCGAATCCTGGCGACACTCCGGCATGGCCGACACTGACTGTTTACGGTCCGGCTGTGAGCTTTTCCATCAATGTCGGAGGGTCGGTTATCTCGGCCACGTTGTCATTGGCGGCGGGTGAGAGCTTGGTGATTGATACGAATCCGACTGTGCAGGTTGCCCGAAAGTGGGTGGCCGGCGTGGGGACGATCGTTCCGTTTTTCCAGTTCTCATCGATCCAATTCGCGCAGATTCCTCGGGGCGGTTCGGTTCCGGTTGGCATTGTGCTGAACGGTGCAGGTTCCGTGCAGGTCGCTTTCTTCCCGCAATACAGAAGGGCTTTCTGATGGAATCACCATTCGTAGTGCAGATTTTCGACAAGGCGCTCAAGTGGCTGGGGAATCTTGCCGATCCGATCCGCCTGGATCTCACGCCGCAATTCAATGCAGTGGGGACGGGTGAGATCGAAGTTTCAGCGTCTGACGAGATGCTGCCGTTCATGCTGGCGAAGGGTGCGCGCTGCCGAATCACGTACAAGGGCGGGCACGAAATGTCCGGCCCGCTGCTGCATCCCAAGGGGAAGGTGGCAGCGTTCGGCACGGTCATCTTCCAAGTGGAGGACGACTACCGTCTCATGATGAACACCCTCGGCTGGGTCGCGCCGGATAAGAATCTTTCACCAGTCTCTATGAGCGACACAGCACAGTCGAATATCTATTTCAATTCAGGTGCCACCGTAACGCTCAGCAAAGCCCACTACTACCTCACACGGGTGGCGACTCTGCAGAAGGAGCCATTAAAGACCTCATATCTGTAAACATGATCGAGCGGCTTGGAAGGCCCGTCACTGTCGCGCCCAACCAGTTCCGCTTTCCCTTTCCTTACGCCTCCGATGATATTTTGCCAGTGCGAATGGCACCGCTGAATGAGGCCCTGGCGGGACTTTTGCTCGAAACCGGCTTGGGCCTCAGCTTTCAGCATGACGGTGTCTCTCCGACCATTACCGCCGATGTATGGGAGCCGACAACATGGCCTCTGGACCTGACTGTGGATTCTGCCGTGGTACTCGATGGCGACTGGTCACAGCAATACCCGACCGCAACCCGCATCGTCGTAGGTGGCCCTGGCGAGAATGTTGCACGAGCGTTCTGGGAGGTGCGCGATACGACCGGGATTGAGGATGAGTACGGCGACATCATCGAAGTATTTCGGGATGCTACGGGCTCGACCCTGAATTGGCCGGACACGCTCGCTGATCAATATCGGATCGCGAAGTATTACCTGCTGCGTGATGAAGTTTCCGCGGCTGATAAGAACGCTTTCAGGATCTACCTGAACGCGGCGGGCGCGAAGGGTCTTTCGGATGGTGCACCGACTGCTGGCCTATCACTGAGCCTCTCCGAAACGGATCAATTCCAGTACGCACCGGGCGGGTTTCGGCGTGGCGATCACATATCAGTCATGGCAAACGGCGTCCGATTCACTGATCAGATTCTGGCCGTGAATCTCACATGGGACAAGACCACGGGCGCGACGGTCACCCCGCAGGTCGGCGATCGCACTGACGACCCCGACAAGCTTTTTGCACGGGCTATCTCGCAGCTTGCCTCTGCACAACGACGACTTTCAACGAGCAGGTAGGACGACATGGCAATCACAGGATCTGGTTTCGACGGCACCATGAACGAGGCGCAATTCGCCAAGCTGATGCAGCTCGCAGCCGTGCGGTATGCGGTCGGCAGCACGGCAGATTTCGCGGCCACGCAGGTTTCGGGTGTGCGCTCGGTGTCGATCTCGGCGGGTGATGCTTATGCGCCCGGAGTGCTGACCACTTCTACCGCTGCCGAGGTTATCGCATTCTCCGCACCCGCTGCCGGACAGTGGCACCTGATCGTTCTGCGCCGCACGTGGGCGACGAACGTGTGCGAGCTCGTCGCCATTACCGGTGCCACTACGACCAGCGCCACCCCGACGGCACCGCCGACAGCCTACCCCACGATCAACACGACTCCCGGCGTTGTGGATGATCAGCCACTGTGGTGGGCGTGGTGAATTCCAGCACCACGACGGTAGCGCTTTTCGACCGGCGACCCATGCAGGTTGCGGACCAGCTAGCTGCATACAGAGGAACCCTGACCGCTCTCGGCTCGGGCTGGGTGCTGAATGAATCCGACCTCACCAAAAACAACGGCATCGTAACGGCCAACTTCATCCTGACCAAGAACGCAGCTTTCGGGAACAACGAGACGATACTCACCCTGCCCGCGGGGTTTCGGCCTGTATCGAATTCTGGGTGCGCTGCATGGCAGGGCACTGGTGGCACACCTGGGGCGTGCGGTTTGCAGCTCGGCGACGACGGCACGGTTACCGTCACCGGCCAAACGGGCAGCAACACTCAGGTCCGCATGTCACTGGCATTCAGGGCTGCGCAATGACCCGCATAATCCTCGCCGCACGCGGTGGGATCACTACCTATCACGAACAGCAGCTCAGCAACCGCAGCAGGCCGCACCGGGGCATCGATCAGGGCCACGGAAACATGACCGAGCAGGACCGGCAGATCAAGGCGCCCGCCGGGGGCGTGGTCACCGCGGTCGGCCCTGAGGGTAGCTACGGCGACCGTATCGTAATTCTTCACGACGACGGCACGACGTCGCTGCTCGCGCACCATGCCGAGCAGTTTGTCGCGGTCGGGCAGCGCGTCGCCCGGGGGCAGATCATCGCCGTCATGGGCAACTCGGGCACCCGCTATGTGCACTCGCATCAGGAATACCGCGACACTGACGGCACCCAGCTCGACCCGCTCGAACACCTCGGCTCTGCGCTCGCATCCGCCACCCTCATCGCCCTCGCACAGCCGGTCACTCGGCAGATCGGATCATCAACCATGAAGGTCATTCTCCACACCACGCACGCCTCGGACGGCTCGGGCAAGGTCACGGGGATCATGCACTACAAGGTGGGCGAGTTGACCGTGCGCCCGCTGATCACGCAGGCAGAAGTCGATGTGGCGATCAGTGTCTACGGCCCCGCGACGGCGGTGGACGATGCCCGGTTCGACAGCTTCATTTCCACGGTCAATGACAACCTCGCCGCAATCCGCGCCTGATGTGTCGGCATGCCCCAGATTCAACATGCGGCCATGATGGCGGCTTTGATTCATGCCAGCAGCCGACCAGCTGATGCCTGAGCTTTTCCCTGACTGGTTCATCGATTGGGCCGGGTCGGTCACGCTGCTCGAGCTGCTGATCTACGCACTCGCCATCGTCGCTGCCATTAAATGGGGCCGCAAATGGGGACTTGCGTTGGTGGCTGCCGCGCAAGCTTTCCTCGCATTCGCCGCGACCCTTGCGAGCATTCGTGGGCTGACAGCATTCATGGCTCGCACTGACCAGACGCTCGCGAACCAATCAGAAACGCTCGCGAGCCAGACGGAAACCCTGGCTGCGCAGGATGCGCGAATCGCGGGCATTTACCACGAGACCCACAAGAACGACGGCTCGAGCATCAAGGACGCCGGCGACCGCACAGAACTCGCCGTCGACCGGCTCGAGCGCGGCATGCTCGCCGTCTTCAAGCGCCTCGACGCCGCGGGCATCCAGGCTGCCGACGACGAAGACCAGATCCGGCAAGAACTCGAAGACACCCACCCCAAGGAGCAATACCATGACCACCACTGAACTCGCCCTCGGCGACACCATCCGCATCCGCGCCCTGGCGTATGTCCGAACTGGCGTCCCTGCACTCATCGGCGCACTGCTCACGTGGCTCGCCAGCCGCATCCTCGCCGTATTCGACTTTCTCGTCGCCGTCGATCCCGAATGGCGCACCCTGCTCTACTCCCTCGTCACAGCCCTCGTGATCCTCGCCTACTACGCCCTCGCTCGGTGGCTCGGCAACCGTTGGCCGAAGATCGAGACGCTCATGCTCGGCAGCTCCAAGACGCCGACGTACACCGCCGCATAGCCACCACCCGCACACCAATGCTCCGCTGCTTGATCCTTCACCGGATCAAGTGGCGGGGCTTTTTTCGTTGCGCGAGATCCATAATTTGCTGGCATAACGCGCAAGCATCGTTGATGTCGAGGCGTTGGGTGCGCGGCCTTGTGCAGTATGGTCAATTCTTATGGGGGATCGAGTTAAAAAAGCGCGGAGCCTTGCTCAAAACCGTTCACCGATTCAACGGATATTCACCGCGATTACTTGGCTCGTGGAATACGTTGCGTGGATACCTTCGGCTCTCGGAGGAATCGCGGCCGTTGGCGCCGCCGTCTGTTGGGCGTTCGTGGGCACCGGAGACGCCTACAACGGCACACTCTTCTGGTGGGGCATGGGCTTGTCCGCATGGACAGTGCTTACCAACATCATGTTGGAAGTTTGGAGGCACCAGAGCAGGAAATCTGAGCGAGGGGAAGCATCGCGGACGCGAAGCCTTCTCACAGACGCGCTCGTACCGATCATCGTGGACATGGCTCGGATGCCCTCCAAGACAAGACGCGTGCGTGAGATTGCGCTTGTCAGGATTGTCTCAAACGCCTGCGCCTCCATTAACGTAGCCCTCCCGGAGGGTGAGAACCTTCGGGTGATTGTCTATCGAATCGAGGAGAAGCAACCTGATGTGATGCAGCTCGTTTCAATGAATCACATTGGCAGGAGCGACAAACCGGGCAAGCTCATTGATGTTCCAAGTCATCGAGGGGCGGCGATTTTTCAGATGATCCGTCTCGGCAAGTCGCTCTTTGTAGGGGACATTGCCGTCTCGGATGAACCTGGAGTTGAAAGGAAGGGCAAGCGATACGGAACGTTCATCTCAAGTCCGATCATTGCTGATGGCAAGGCGTACGGCATGCTTTCCGTGGATTCTCCTTCGGTCGGCAGCCTGGATGAGAACGATATCGTCATCGTCGACGTGTTCGCAGGCCTCCTGGCCATCGCTTTCGCCGAGGCCGAGAAACAGTAGCGCGTGCACGTCTAGCCAACACGCAGTTCATCACCATAGAATCAAACCAACAGGGAGTCCAATGACTATCACCAGCATGCGGGTCAGTCCACGTCGAGCTCCGAGGAAGGATCTCACTAATCCTGAGGTGCTTAAAGCTCTACGAAAAGACGCCGACCGCGCCGTCCGCGACGAGCAAACTCGCAGGAACCTGCGACGCCTCCGGGCAGCGATGACGCGCTAACCACGAGCCACTAGGCCCCGCCCCTCTCACGAGGTGGCGGGGCTTTTTTGTCGTTCTTATTTGTCCTTGAGCTTCGCGTCGATCATTTCATTGATGACTTTCTCAAGGTCCGTACCAGCGTCGAGAAGTTTGCCATCAACTACATTTTGGTTGAGACCCTTAGCCAGGATGCTCGTTATCTTGCTAGACCAACTCATTTGCTATACCCCTCGATTGAGCGTTCCGTAGTTGAGACCTCAGCCACGGCCAAACCCCCATCCAATCAGGATGGGACGGCTAACGAAAGCGATGAGTTGCCCTACCTGCCCCGGCCGGCTCCCAGCGCCCTCACCGCAGGGAATGCCCCGCCCTTCTCACGAGGCGGCGGGGCGTTTCGCCTGTCCGGTACTTCCATGCCGTCGCCGACTGATTCACCGGTTTATGTGTGCAATGGTCGCACTATGCAGGCATCAAGCGCCCATATGCGCGGCGTTACCGTGAAAATGCGCAGATTCTGGCGCCGAGGGTAATCAGCCTCGGACACAGCACAAGCAGCGTTCACACTTTTCTGCGTATTGCATCAAGAATCTCGACATATCTGGACGTTATGTTCGTGACGCCATACGGTTAACACATCACAGGCAACTTGAAAATTCTTGATTCCAGAACCGGCTCCTACTCAGTAGCCGGCGAAAAGGTTCAAGGCACAGGAACAAGGACGACCGATCATGCACGGCCGATCTCACCACCTGGAACCGGCGCATGACGAAAGGCAACACACATGGACTTCACAACCGCCACCGACGCCGACCTCGACGCCGACCGCATCACCATCATCACTGAGCAGGAACGCCGGGCGAAACTGGTCGCCATCCCCGCGGAAGTCGCCAGGCTAACCAAACAGTACCGCGAACTTGGCGGCGACCAAGACGAAATAGACGCCGCGATTGCGCCGTTCAAAAAAACCTTCTAATTCCCCTGACAGCTGCACAAACTGACGCTGCGTGACGAAACCCAGTCTCTTCGGAGGCTGGGTTTTTTCGCCGTCAACGCCGCGGGATCGAAAGGGTTGATCATGCGAGACGGTGGCAGAGGGGGGGGATCGTGCAGTTCCCAGAATCCGCTACTTATTCGCTACTTTGAGATACGAATCACTCCAAATGGATACTTGTCTCTCCATATGTAATGGCCTTGGACGCCGGTATTCTCCCGCTTATTACTCATACGTCCCATTCCCTACTGTTCGCACTTCATATCAGTGGGTTCCCGGTTCAAGTCCGGGGGGGGGGACCATGAAGGGCCTGAAGCCCAGTGAAACACCGGGATCTAGTTCATCTGGGTTTATTGCTGATCACCGTAAATCATTGAAATAAACGCTGACTGACCGTGTACTTTGCGTGTACTCAACACAGACTAAATGCCCCAGCTACCGCACTGGCAGCTGGGGCATGAACGTGTCCTTCGGCGTTTTCGAGACGGCGCCTGTTGCCATGTTGGATGTCAGGGCATCACACCGGAGCGCGAGTTCCATCGTCTTTGTGGAGACAGCGCGGATGAGCTTGGCTTCGGATGGAGATGCCGAGAGCGGTTTGATTCCGTGCACGAGTGACCTGGTCGCGATCGAAGGCAACGCGTACTCGGCCGCTGCCGTGCGTATGGCCGGCCGAGAAACCGCCGAGTACACCTTCGTTGTTTGGCGGAGCGTCGGGGCTGTCGGCCTATACACTGCCCGACTGATCCGGGCGCATCGGAGAATTCGCTCGCCCGCAATGCGGCATAGTTATCGAAGGTCGTGTGTTCGCGATCGGGGACGATCGACGAACTACGGGGAACCTATGTCACGGCATGTCACGAAAACCGCATTGATCGGCCTGGCTGTCATCACCGCGTTGAGCGGATGCGCCACCTCCACTGCAGAACCGAAACCGACCACGGCGGTTGCCGTTACCGACTTCGTAACCCCCATCGAGCCGGCATGGACGATCGATGTCGACCTCGTTGGAAAACCGATCTCCCAGAACGGCTACGTCGCATCGTACGTCGCGGCCGCGGACGGCGCACTCAACGTGGTCGCGTGGGATGCTGCTACCGGCGTCGAGGTCTGGCGAGATGTTGCGGCCGTCGGTGCAACAACCCAGGGCGTCGTGGTCGACCTGGGTGGTCTGAAGTCTGGCGAAAAATCCTTCGTCACCTACCTGAGCCCGATCGTGGGCGATGACTCCGGCTGGTCCGAGCTCGTGATCGCGGAAATCGGCTCCGGCGTCTCGACGTCCATCAGCAACAACATGGTCTGGGCGACCCAGCGGCCAGCTGCCTGCGCCGATGACATCGCCGTGTGCTTCACCGGCTTTCTCGAAGCGGCCGACGACGCCGACAGAGCGAATTTTCGCATCGACCCCAAAGTCGGCACCATCGTGGCCGACACCGATGTGGTGATGCCTGCTAGAGCCCGCATGCTCAGCGACCGCCTGTTCTCCACCAATGCTCGTTCCCCCGACGGGGTGGAAGAACTCGGTTACAGCGCTGACGGTGCCGTCGCTTGGCAGCTTCCCTACAGTGACATCTTTGCTGAGGGCTACTCGAGCGACGGCGGCTGGAACTGGGACCTGTTCAGATCCGACGAGGTGCTCGTGGGTAGCGGCAGCTACTTCGACCGCGCCAGACTCGACATCGGCGAAAGAGTGATCGATCTGACCCAGACCCAAACCGTCGGCCTCGACCCCGCCAGCGGTGACTCCCTGTGGAGCCTCGACGCCACCAGCGACTGCCCGGCGAGCTCTATTGGCCCCGAACTCATCGACGACGTCCTGCCTCTGTGTCGCTACAATTCTGGCACGATGACCTACGCCCTGCGTGCCGACGGCATCAATTTCGAGACAATCTACGCCGACGTCGACATTGATCTGCTGGGCATGGACCCACTCTCCGGCGAAGTCGAGTGGACCTTGGCGCTGGGCAGCACCAGCACCGAGTCAGGCGCCAGTGCCATCTTCTTCGAAACCGGGTCCGTGATCCGGGCGGTCAACGTGGCCGGCGCGGTCAGCCTGGTCAATGCGCTGACGGGCGACGTCACCGATCTGCCCGACGGCGCAATCTTTGCCTGTGGCCAGCACCGCGACGGATTCGAGGCCTTGCAGCATAGCAGCGGAGACGTGGTTGCGTATGGCGCCGGGCACGATGGATTCCCGTGCACGAGTGACCTCGCCGCGATCGAAGGCACCGCCTACTCGCCCGGCGCCCTGCGCATGGGCGGTCTGGAGACTGGCGAGAACACCTTCGTCATCGGTGGAGCGTCGGGGTTGTCGTCTTACACGCTGCTGGACTGAACCTGAGGTCGCGCCCGCCTCATCCGCTCACCGAGACGTGAGTCAAAGAGCGGCCGGCCGGCTCGGAAGATTCGATAGTGAATGTGACGGATTCTCAGTCCGTCGTGGATAGTGGAGACTACGAGGTAGACCAATATCGACGTTATCTAATGGGGCAGACGATTATTTTCAAGGATTCAACATATTCGCTCATCGGCCTCAGTCTTGCGGGCATGATGGCGCTCGGGCTTACAGGCTGCGCAGCCGCGCTTACGGGCGAATCGGCCGCTGAACCAACCATTATTTCGCCCAGTGAAGCGACAGTGAAAATCGGCTGCTCAATGGCAAACCCCGGTGACTACGGAGACGTGATACCCCTCGAGGACGTCACCGACGAATACGGTGCCTACTGTCACACCACCATTGACCCCGACTCAGACGCGCTCGTCTACGACGCGTCTAAGGTCGATCTGTCTTCTCTGGTTGAATTCGGCTTCACAGGAGAAGACGCGGCAAATGCCCAACAGAACGCAGTGAGATTTGTTGCGGAAGAAGCTCTCGATTCTCCGATATTGGATAGTAAAGACCCCGAGGCGTTGAACACTTGGGTTGAGGCCAACAAGAGCCTATTTTCTGGTGATTGGGACGTAGCTGCGACTTCCGGCGTTGTTTACAACGGCTCGCTTCCCGTTCTTATTCGTGATGGCGGTCCGCGGGCAGAAGAGATCACTGTTGCCGTGAAGGAGATCTTTGCGAAAGAAAGCACACTCACCCCGGGATACGGGATTCTGGTCGTCAAGACCGAGAATGTTGCGAAATACCGAATGTCTGATGAGGCCGCGACGGAATACATGATGTCAGAAGACGAGTCTATAACTCGAGAGGCACTACACGCTAAAAGCCCAGATCTTGTCGAGGGGGTGGAGAACATTCTTATCGTGGTGGCAAATTGTGGCTTTGGTTACGACGGCAAAGGCAAAATTAGCGGAAATTCCTACATGTATAGTCAGGCCCCCGTTACTCTCAACAACAACGGATAACGGGACGCAATCAGGCGCGAGTTAGGGCGTCCAGGCCGGCGAGGGGCACGAGGCCTCCAGCCTGGCCACCAGCATCGGTCAATCGTGCCAGTCTGATGTCGTTGCGCCCGCCGCGGGTCGAGGAGCTGGTACAGTTTACGACGGGTTCTCGACCCACAGGAGTACCGGTGGGGTCGCACATCGATATCGTCGTGGCTCTGAAATTAGAAAGGCACCGCCGGTGCCCGGCACTCATACGAATGCGCAGACTATGACGTCGAGAAGCCGAGCCCGCTTCCTACGGCGTTAGCGGGCAACATGTAGCGTGAGCGACGCTGGGCGGAGAATGGTCGCGAGCCGAGCCTGCCGTTCTTCGGTGAACGGTGGCGCTGTCGCAAGGTTGCGTGCTACCCACGCGGCCGTGGTCGTGTTAACGCCAACTGAAAACAGGGCCAGAAGTGACCTTGTTTTCAGTCGGCGTTAACAACTGTTCGTCATCCGTCGGGTGCTTTACCTATGAAGGCCGTAACCACACCTATTCAACAGGCCCAGCGCCACCGTTGCACAGATATCGGTGGCCGCTCGTTGCTTCATCAGGATTGGCGGGACTATCGTTTCAGCTAGCCAGCGTTGTCCTCGGCTTCATGCTCTACGCAGTGGCTATGACTTTCTGGGGCTGCTCGTTGCTCGGTACGGCAACACCAACAGGAGTGAGCCTCGTATGAGCAATCGCACAGATGCTCCGTTATCGCTCACGATTTTCGGGCTCTTCTTCATTGGCCTCGGAGTGTGGACTGCCCTGTCAGGCAGCAACATCTGGCTAGCGGCTGGATACGCCGGCCTGGGTATCACTCAGGCGGTCTGCTTCGAGCGTCGTTACCTTCGAAAACGACGAGTATAA